CGTCTTTGCGTCGTCGAACAGCTCGGACACCTTCGGCTTTTCGCCCTTGATTTCGTAGATTGGAGCCTTGATTTTCGTCGTGTAGGTGTCGCCGTCGAGCTCCGATGCGCTCTTTTCTCCGATAGCCGCAGCAATCTCGTCGGCAGCAAACCCGGTGAGGTCGAGGTCAAAGCCCAGCTCGCCGAGCTCGCCGAGTTCGAGGGCGAGAAGCTCGGAGTCCCAGCCTGCTTGGAGCGCGAGCTGATTGTCGGCGAGGACGTAGGCGCGGGTCTTAGCCTCGGACCAGCCCTCGGCGACAATCACGGGCACGTTGACCATGCCGAGCTGGCGAGCTGCGAGGAGCCTGCCGTGCCCCGCAATCACCCCGCCATCGGGCGAGACGAGCACGGGCGTTGTCCAGCCCCACTCGCGGATCGAGGCTGCGAGCTGGGCCACCTGGGCGTCGGAGTGCGTGCGGGCGTTGCGCGCGTACGGCGTGAGTCGCTCGATTGACCACTGCTGAACCTTGTCGGCGGGGTTCGTCTTCATTGCGGCACACGATACCACATGCCCTTGGTGAGCCCCACCCGCTCGACGAGCCCTCGGGCGACCGCCTCGCGGAGCGCGTCGTAGACGACCGTCCGCCCCCACCCGAGCGCGGCTCGGATAACGGGCGCAGTCGCGCGACGTTGCCCCAAGGACGCCGTTTTGATGACCAGGGCGAGGCGAGCTAGGGCAGCGGGGTCAAAGCCGCCCTTTCGCCCGCTAGGGCGCAGCACGGGCTTCACGGGCCACCGACGGCGGCGACGAGCCCAGCGAGCACGACGAACGCGGCAAACGTCGCCGTGTAGAGCGCGCCGAGGGCGAGCGCGTCGCGGATAAGCCCGCGTCGAGGGGCCATCACGCGACACCCCGCATTCGCAGGCAGGCTTCAAGGAGCGTGCGCAGCTCAGGGTCGGTCGCCACGGCGATTAATCCGCGAATGTCGGCGAGCGTTGCGGCGTTGCCGCGAATGCGAATCACGACGCCACCGCCGACGTGAGCCGCCACGTCGTGTGCTGCGTGCCGCTCGTCGTCTCGTCGAGGTAGCGGACCATCGACCATCCGGCAGCGGCCCAGGCTGCGAGCTCCGCCTTGCGGTCGCCTGGGTAGACGACCATATCGCGGTCTGCCGCCGAGATGGCGACGAGGAGCGTCTCGCCCTCGACCTCGACCTCGTGGACGTTGCTGCCGTACTCGGCTGCGATCTCAGCGTCGTCCGTGAGGCAGAGCCCGGCGTGCATCACGAGGGAGTCGTTGTCGGTGCCGTGGAAAAGAATCATGGGCTCGTTATGCACCACGTTTCGCCTTCGTGCTAGATAATTCGTCGTGCCGCATATCTTTTCTTCTTTCTCTCTTCTAACGCAACGCACAACGCTGCGTCATTCGGGTACTCGATTGCGACGCTCGACACCGGTAACTTGTAACCCCTCTTTAAGGAGGGGGTTACGTTACGTTACCGGGTGCATCGCCTTGCCCCCGTAACCAGTTACCACCAGTTACGCCCCGTTACGCCGTTACCGTAACCCACACGCCGCCAGCCGGAGGGCGTTACCGTGGTCGTCATGCGACACGATCCACCCGTGCTCGTGGGCTGTGATGACCTCGGCGGCCAGCAGCTCGGAGATGAGCTTGCCCGCTGCCGTAGGCTTTGAGACCTGAGCCGCCGACGCCTCGGTCATACCCATGTGTTCGACGAGGTAGGCACGCAGCGCGGCTCGCGAGAGGTACGGCGACCCTGCGCGCTCCTCGGTGCCGCTCGACCACCACGCGCCCTCGAAGACCTTGCGATGCTTCTCGAGCTTGCCGTCGACGCGCTTCCGCGGCTCGGAGACGGTCTCCCCCTCGGCGAGCATGAACACCGCGCCCTTGACCTCTTCGCCGTCGTCGTCGAGCCAGCCGAGAGGCACGGGCACGAGCCGCCCGACGAACGGGGCCGGGGGCTCGGCGTCCTTCATTTTCGAGCAGCTCACCTCGATGGCCCCGTCCTCGCCCTTCGCGACGAGGATTGACGCATCGAGCGAGGCTTTCCACGCGGAGCTTCCGCGAGCCCTACCCTTCGCATCCACGTTATGCCCCGTGTGATGATTCAGTATTACCGTGGCCCGAAGCGCGGCGGCGACCACGTTGCAGGCCCCGAACATGCCGCGCACGTCGCGCGCGGAATTCTCGTCGCCTGCCATGTGATTGTTCACGGTGTCGACGATAATCGCCTCCACGTCGCCTGACGTGAGCTCGCGCACAGCGCGGAGTATTTCCGCCGCGGCATTAGGCCCGTCGAGGTCAAGAGCCTTGTTCGAGACGAGGAGCTCGTCGAGGTCGGTGCGCCCGTGCAGCTTCGCCCACGCTGCGACGCGCTGGCGAAAGCCGAAGTTACCCTCGCCGCAGAGGTAGACGACGACGCCCTTCTTCGTCCGCCGCCCGTGCCAGTCAAGCCCCGCTGTGATGCGACACGCCATATCGAGCGTCACGAATGTTTTCCCCGCGCCGCTTTCGCCGAATACCATCGTGACGCCCGACTCGGGAACCCATCCCTTGATGAGCCAGCGAAGCGGCGAAGGCTCGGTCAGAAAGCTCGTCGCGCGGGTCAAGAAATACGTCGAAGAGCGCTCCTCGACAAACACATCGTCGGCCATCGAAGCATTCGCGGCGGTGTCGTGCTCCGCGTCGTAACGCGCGATCGATTCGGCAATCTGGCGGACCTCGGAAGCGGGGAGCGGCACCTCGCATCGAGTCTCGTTCGCAACGACGAGCGCAGCGAGTATCTCCGCGCGGGTCATGCCGTGGTGACGCATCGCGCCCGCGAGAGCCGCGAGGCCCGCGTTGCGATTGCCGGTGATGAGCTCGGCACCGACGACGACCGGGGCGCGGGGCGCGGGGCGAAGCCCTTCGAGCCAGCGCTCGGAGAGCGCCATCGGGGGCACGCCGTCGAACGGGTCGCTCGACACTTCCCATCGGTACTCGCGCCCCTCGATGCGGCTCGGGTACGCGAGGAAGTACCGCCCGTCGGCGAGCAGGTCGATGCCGTCGCGGAGCTTGCAGGAGCGGACGCCCTCGACGTAGGCGGCGAGGTAGTGCTGGCCCCCGCCTGCGGTGAGCTGCACCGCGCCGTCTCCTTGCGCGCCGCGCTCGTCCGTCCACGAGCTCCACGAGTCGTCGCCGCCGTTGCGCGGGTCGATGTCGAGAACGACGAGCCCGCTGCGCGAGCCTGCGGCAATCGCGAGATTCAGGTCGTCGCGGCCCTCGAACCATCGCGTGATTTGCTCGGGGTCCGTCGAGGCATCGTGGACGCCGTGCGCACACGCCGGGAGCTTGGAATTTGGCAGGATGGGGAGCACGGGCCAGCCCCAGCTCGCGTAGGCCAGCGCCGCTTCGAGAAGCGTCGTCATGGCCGCGCCTCAAGGTAGGCGCTCAGGGCCGCGAGCGTCGAGTGCTTCGGGTCCGTGTTCTTGCCGTCTCTTATGCGGGCAATCGAGTTCGGGTGCAGCCCCGTCGCCTCGGCGACGGCATCGAGCCGCCTGTCCTGCAAACGCTCGCGAATCTCTTGAAAAGTTAGCATGGTTTCGTTCTCCTTTCCGCGAGTCTACCACGTTGCGTCTTCTACAGCGCGGAAAACTTTTTCCACCTCTGAATGTTAGGGAAAACGCAGGAGATAGGGAAAAACGACACGCAGCAGAAAAAAGAACTAGCGCATCGGCGGGGCATGACGTAGAGTCTCTTCATCGAGCCAAACGGAATCACCCGACCGGCGAGACAACGAGAAGACGATGAACGCAGCAGAATACGCCATCAGCCTGGAAGCGGTCGAGGTCTTCATGAAATTCGTTGACGCCGTGGGCGTCGAGGCTGCCGTGGCCGCCATACGCTCGGCGACGGCGAAGGTGACGGCGAAGGCGACGGTCGTTGCAGCCGTGAAAAAGCCAGCGCTCCGACTGGTATAAGGGCGACGTGCCCGCCCGCCTTCCCAGCCCGCTCCCTTTACCGAGGGGCGGGCCTTTCGGGTGCAACGACCAGGGATTTTCCTGAAGGTTGCAAAAAGGCAAATAATCATGAGAATCGAACTTCTCGCCGCAGTTACCACCGCAGCCGTTACCGCCGATTTTTGTTTCTGGGTCGCCGACTACGACGGCGGCAACGAGCGCTCTGAGTTTTTTGCCTCGGCGAGCCAGGCGATTGAGTCTCTTTCCGATCCGGGAGAGGGGTGGGTCCGCGTTGACGAGTCGAGCTGGGGCCGCCGCGAGGCTAATCCCCTCGCGGGGTTTGTAGACGCTCTGATTCTCCAGGCGGCTATTTTGGCAGCGTTCGAGGCCGGGATTAACGCCGCCGAGATTGAGGCGGCCATCGAGGCTGGGCGCGCCTGAGACTCATTTTTTACCCGCCCAGCCCGCATCCTATCACTGTTCGCGGTCTACAGCGCAAGGAATAAAAAAAACACGCCGCTGTCGTTTTTAGTAGCCATCGGGGAAGGTCTCGGGTAGTGTCTCTTCATCAAGCCAAACGGAATCACCCGACCGGCGAGACAACGAGAATCAGATGACCGCACAATTCCTCTCCATGATCGCCGCCGCCGACCGCGCCTTCATCCTCGCGAACATCGCCAATCACTACGGCATCACGCACGAAGAAGCCTACGCCGAAGTGACCGACGAAGAAGCAGAGCACCTGCTCGACTACGTGACCGGCGCAGAGCGCTGGACCACGATGGCGCTTATGCAGCGCCACGGGTTTTGAAGACTACCCTAGCCCGCTCCTCTCACGAGGGCGGGCTTTCGAGGTGCAAGCACCCGGAATCACCCGAACGCTTGCGAACGAGAACCAAGTGGCAATTTCAGTCAAGCGCACGAGCGCGCTCACCCAGGGCGGGGTTAAAATCCTGGCCTACGGCCAAGCCGGGGCGGGCAAAACGACGCTTATCGCGTCGCTGCCTAGTCCCATCACCCTTAGCGCCGAGGGGGGCCTCCTGAGCCTTCAGGGCGCCGACCTGCCCTACGTCGAAATCGGCAGCATGGCCGATCTGCACGAGGCTTACTCGTGGCTCGTCAGCTCCGACGAGGCGAAGGGGTTCGAGTCAATCGCCATCGACTCGATCTCGGAGATTGCCGAGGTCTGTCTCATCGCCGAGAAGCGAACGGCGAAAGACCCCAGACAGGCGTACGGGGCCATGATCGACGCCCTG